ATATCCAATATAGCCGGTCAGACCGCGTTGAATCTTAGTAAACGCTGGGGGCGGTCAGTAGTGTCGGGACACACGCACAGATTGGGCTACAGTTGCCATTCAGAAGCCTTTAATGGCCGATTAGAGCGTGTTTTAGTAGGGGTTGAGTGTGGTCACACCTGTGACCTGAAAAAGATGTCCTATACCAAAGGCTACGCCCAATGGCAGGCCGGTGCGGTCATCATTCATGTTAAGCGTGGCAATGTAAGCGTAGAGATGATCCCATTTAATGTTGATGGATCATTTACTGCTATGGGTAAAGCCTTCGGGTGAGGTAGATCACAAGAAACGCCGTACTGGGTAATTGCATTTGTCAGACCCTTACTGTTTAATTGCATTTACAAACGCAATTGACCAGGAAGGGTTAATTATGAACTGTCCAATATGTGAACAAGAGTTTTACGGTACTGGTTATCTAACACATAACCGTAAAACATTATGTGTTATGTGTACTAAAAATATTGTAGATGAACATTACTATAAATTTATTGGCCAATATGTAAAATTGGCGGCAAAATAATGAACGCCGTAGCCTACATTGAAAAAGGTTGGCACGTATTACCGCTAAAACCACAATCTAAAGAACCATGCAAGTTTTTACGGCACGGTTATCTTGATGCAAGTGATGATTTGTCAATTGTTAAAAAATGGTTCAATGGCGATAATAATTTAAATATTGGTTTAGCCATTGCACAATCCAATTTAGTTGTATTGGATTTTGATAAGCGCAATATTGCATCAAGAACATTATGGGAACAGTATCGCCGGACATGCGTTACATCTAATACCCATACAGTTAAAACAGATAACGGCTATCACTTTTATTATCTTGCCGATAACACAAAACAATTCAAAGGCAAGTTAATACCAGGCATAGATATTAAACATAAAGGTTATGTGGTATTGCCACCATCTATACATCCAAATGGCAGTATTTATCAGGTAGTAAACGATGTTGATCCGGTTGCTTTACCGGCTGAATTAGAAAAGGTGATGGTTTGGAATTAGTTAAGTACGACAAACAAAGCGGTGCTTATGTTGATGAAAAGCGTAAGCATTTTGTAAAGGCTTCTTTGATACGCAAACACGCTAAAAAATCAATTGGCGCAAAGCAGATCAGAGGAAGGCTATCAGCCAAAATGGTTGAAGCATATTGGTTAGACAAGTTCAAGGAAGTGGTGAAATATGAACTATGAAATATATGGCTGGTTAATAACAATTAGCCTGTTTACGCTGGTAGCACTATTAATTGGTGTTACATGGATGGTGGCCGTTGAAAATGGCTATGACAAAGGTTTTAAAACCGGATACAAGCGGGGTAGTACCGATACAAAGCAAACCAATGTAAAGGTACAAAAATTTACCGTTAGAAGTCATCCTGCAATGCGCCAAAAGATGCTTGAAGCAGATAATGAATACCTAATGGAAAAAGTTGTTAGCCTGTGGGAAAAGGAAAACAACTAATGAATATGAATGATTATGTTGATGTGGCTGAACGTATAGCCCAACTAAAAGAGATGTTTCCTGAAGCATCATTACAACCTTATGATCCTAACAAGCCTTATGACATTGTAGAAGTGGCAGGTAAAACTTATGTGGTTTACACCGCCGCTTGTTACCGTGATCCGCATGATGCAAGGCCAGGTGTTGCATGTGCCTGGGAACAAATCCCAGGTAAAGGTATGACCGCCGGCAGTGAGTTAATGGTTTGTGAAACAAGCGCATGGGGTCGTGCAATAGTGGCCGCAATGAAAACTGCTACGAAACGCATTGCTTCAAAGCAAGAAGTGTTAGCCGCTAAAGAGCGTTCATCAACTTGGTCAGTTGCACCATCACCTGCATTAGAGCAGGAATTTGTTACAGATGTGGCTAAAGATCAACAAAGCATTAAAAGAATTTATGGATCACCTGGTTCTAAATCTGCATTAATGGAAAGGGTCTTACGTAAACAATTTGAAATTGATGCTACCAACAAAGTTGAAGAAAAAACCGAACCAAGTTCTGTTGCAATGTCTATGGATGAAGTTGTAAATGAATTGGGATCATCTGAGCCAACGCCGCAACAGTGCCAGCACGGTCAAATGATTCTAAAACAGGGTTTAGCCAAAGGCACACAAAGGCCTTTTTATGGATACACATGCCCTAAAGGATGTCAGGCAGTATGGGCAACCTTATCAAGTGCCGGCAAGTGGTATTTCAAGGAAGGTGCTAACAAAAATGGGTGATATGGAAATGATTGACCCAACAGGTATCAGGGCAACATTTACAGATTCAGGCATTGAATTGGACATAGTGCCGTTTAATGAGTGTTGTGAGTTTTGTAATGATCCTAGAATGGTAAATGAGAATGGCGTACGTAAGTGTGTTGGATGTGGATGTGTCAATCACATTGAATACAAAGGGTTGCCCTAATGCACAACGGGTTTGACTATCACAAAGCAATGGAAAATGGTCATGCATATAACCATTACGTTGCTGATCTACTTAGGCATTTTGGTGTGCCAGGTGTATTAGTACCGGAATTTTCTATTGCTACAACATCTGAGGAAATTCTAGATAAAACCAAGAATGAAAAGGATGTGTTAGTTGATGACCTGGTTATTGAAGTTAAAGCCAGTAGCAGAGCATTCAAAAATGCTGAGGAATTCCCATATAACCCAATAATTGTGGATACAGTTTATGGTTATGATTCAAAGGTAATTAAACCTTTAGTCTATATAATTGTTAGCCAGGTCACAAAGGGCATGTTTGTAATACCTACTGCAAGCAAGCCTGATTGGACAATTAGAACCTATAAAGATTTAGATAGGAATATTGAGGATAGGTTCTATATGACCAATAAACGCCATTGTAGGCCATTTATAGAGTTTGTTGATCTATTGTTAGAGAGGGCAGATGAAAGAACCAATACGATGCAATAAGTGTGGGGGTTGGGTAATGCCTGATCAATCCTGCATGACATGTTATTTGATTACCCGGACACAAATAAAACTATCCTAGAAATGTGGGGATTGTATGATAATGTTCAACCGCTTTGTGGGGGCTTACACTGGAACTAAGTTAGACCAAGTGTCAGACTTCCTTACCTACTCAAACAATCTAGTTTGGGGGGGTAGGGGGGGCTTTCCTAAAAATCTAGTTACCCAAGTATCATTAAAAAAACTAATTAAATATCTTTTAACTATTATATTAATTGTAAATTCACAAATCGCTTTTGCTAAAACCCCAACCAATATTTACAAACAATTTGCCTTTGTGGAGTTAAACCATAGTTTTGAGCAATTTTATTGTTTAGACAAACTTTATTTCCATGAATCCCGGTGGAATCCAAAAGCCCGCAACGGTTCACATCATGGCATACCCCAGGGTAGATCAGAATGGCTAAAAGGCGTTACTGGGACTACTCAGGTACTATGGGGACTTAAATATATAAAAAATCGTTATGGTGTTGATAAAGCCGGCGTACCAAATGCATGTGCGGCTCTAAATCATTGGTCAAGGAAGGGATTTCATTGAAAGATACAGAGAAGATAACCATTGGAATTACATCACCCGGTTATGTGGTAACAGATTTTATGACTAGCATTTTGGATGTTGCTAGATCACAAAAACAATTAGGGCAATTCATAAGCCTGCAAGGATCAGGTGTCATAAGCCGGCTACGCAACCAGGTCGTGGCTACATTCCTGGAAAAAACAACAGATGATTGGCTATTGCAGATTGATACAGATCAAAGGTTTACAGTAGATCACTTTAAGAAGTTAGTTAGTGCGGCTGATAAAGATGAACGCCCTATTGTGTCAGGCGTTGTGCATGGTGGCTGGGAAGTCGGTGAGTTATACCTAGAACCTGTGCCTTGCATCTTTAAATTAGGTAGCGATAATGGATTGTATGCAATACATGAGTATGAAGAAGATTCAGTCATTGAGATAGATGCATGTGGTACAGGTGCAATCATCATACATAGATCAGTATTGGAAAGGTTTGTTAAAGAATCAGACCCAGTACACCAGGGTGATAAGTGGGGCTTCTATCAGGATATGCCACTGCATAAAGAATGGGTGGGTGAAGATTTGTTGTGGTGCATCAGGGCTAAATCTTTTGGGTATAAACTACATGCACATACAGGTGTACAGATGGAACATCAGCGTAAGATGTGGATAGGTAAGAAGCAACACACAGACTTTGAACGCTTTAGGCGTGCAAGATTACAGAGTGAGGAACAGATCAATGGCAATAATAAATAGCCAGGTAACAGTAACTACAACAAGTCAATCAATTGTTAGCGTTGATAATGTACAAAGAGATGTATTGCTTCATGCTAAGCATGCTATCTTGATTGGCAATAGTGGCGTAACGGCCAGCAATGGGTATTTATTGGATAATGGTGATGAAGTTAGGTTGTCATTAACTGAAGGTGAAGATTTGTGGGCTGTAAGTGCTTCAGGTTCAGGCACATTGCACGTTCTAGTTAGCAAAGTAGATTAAATAAAATGAGCGTTTTTTCCCATTCTAAGCGTGGCTACAATAC